GCAACGAAGGCAGCTTGATACTGATACTTAGCAAGCACAAGCACAGCAGCAGGAATACTAGAGTTGCTGAGGGCATCATATAGAGCATCATAGATGCGGCGAAGGAGTACAGTAGTATCGTTATCCAAATTAGAAACGACCCACTTGCGTACCTCAGAAAAGTCTTTTTCTTTGAGTTTTTTGACAAGATCATTTACCTTTACGTCGGAAAAGTGTGCAAGAATACCCGCATCAATTTTACCACCTGAAGAATATCGCTGACACTCATTCAAGACACGTCGCCAGTCTGGAAAGTGTTTGTTAATCAGTTCAACCAGAACTTTGTTATCAAATTCAATACTCTCCTGATCCAGGATGGTCTGTATTCGTTTGAAGAATTGCGCGGCAATGAGAGGTTTTTGCTTTCCTCCAATTGAAAATTCAACGACGGCACAACGGGAATGGAGGGGCTCGATGATTTTGTTTTTATAATTACAGGTAAAGATGAACCTGCAGTTGCCAGAAAACTCCTCCGTAAACGCCCTAAGAAGGAGTTGTACATCATTGGTTGTGTTATCTGCTTCATCGATGATGATGATCTTGGGTTTGCCAGATCCTTGAAGTGAGACGGTCGAAGCGAAATTTTTTGCATTATTTCTGACCGTATCAAGAAAGCGTCCCTCATCCGATCCATTGATGACATAATAGTCTACTCCCAGTTCGTGACACAACGCCTTAGCGACAGTGGTTTTACCACAACCTGCGGGACCTGCCAACAACAGATTGGGAACCTCACCTTTATCTAGGAAGTTTTGAAAGGTCTCCTTAATATTTGTTGGTAAAATACAATCTTCAATCTTTTTGGGGCGGTATTTCTCCACCCACAGAAATTCATCACGCATAATATAAAAAGTTTAATCAACCAAAAGTGGAGTCAGGTTCCAGAGCGATATAATAAGTCAAGTCGTGGTTCTTAGAAGTAAAGCGAGACAAAAGTTTCTGAGATACAACTACATCATAAGTTCCAGGAAGAATCTTAATGTTCTCAACTTTGAAGTTGAAAGAGAAGTTTGCATCTGACTCACCCACTACCTCTTCGTGAGCGTTAGATGTGTCGTTCTTCTTATCACGCACTACCAGTTTAACCACACCGTTCTCACCAACAGCGGAGAAGTCAGGCAGTTGATACACTGCTGCTGCTTTCAGCAGTCGCTCAAGAACTGTGGTAGAAAGTTCAAAGCAAACGTCCTCACTAGGAAGTTCAATGGCTTTGTCAGGAGGGGTCACAATAACGGAAGGGTCTGCAAAGAAATACTTTGAGCGAGACCGACCTTCACGAATAACAACGTAACCATCAGCAGCAAAGTCCAATTCAGGTTTCTGGTGCAGACTCAGACCATTGAGGAACTGGTTCAAATCATAGATACCAAAGTCCTTAGAGAACTCTTCAGAAATAGTTGCTTCAGCAAGAATATTCTTCATCACACTAATAGTGCGAAGTTTGCTACCCTCTTTGAAAAGAATAGATTGGTTGATGGAAGAAAAATTCTTGAGTAAGGAGAGAGTAGAGTCAGACAGTTTCATAGATGGACGGGTTTTCATCATCATTGAGGATAGGTTTCACGTTGTGCATTTTTGTCGTTGAAATGCATCAGAAGCACAGCATAGTGCAGAATCTTCATGATGTCACGTCGGGCGGTGCCTTTCTTATCATATCGAGAGGCATACTTGAGAATATTACTGCGGCAGAAAGATTCACCATCACCACATGCTTCAATCAAATCAAGTGTTTGTATTCTATCATCACCAGCAGAGTAGTGAGCAGTATATGTATCAGAAATATAGTCAGTCAGTTCTTTTAGAATACGTTCTTCACTATATTTAAATCGAGTAGGGTTGTTACTTGTCATATCAAAGTTAAAAGAAATGTGATCTTCACCAAGTTCACCAGAAACATAAGAAATATCATCTACTCCTGTCAGAGTAATTGTTTCTTGTGCCCAGAAGTCATTGTAGTCTTTTTCAGTCGCTTCACTAATGTTGCCACCAAGAGTGGCAACTTCATTTTGTTGTTCAGACATGGCGTCGTAAAGAAAACTCCAAGAAGTCATAGTTTAGTTTATCAAGAAATAGTTTGTTCGTCAACAGACTGAACAAAGTCAGCGTCAACTTTATCATAGAGTTCGATGAATGCCTGTTTTGTTTCGTCATCAAAACGGTTCAGACACATCTCAATAGCGGTCTCTTTATCACGAAAGATGGAGTATGCCTGAATAATGTGAACCAGACGGCGAGTAGAAATAATCTCTTCAATACCACCGTCGTAGAAGGTCTTACGGATAATATCAGCCCAGTCTACAAGGTGCTTAATGAATAAATCATCATGAACACCGTTAGCGGCAGAATGAAGCGTTAGCAACCGTGTCTCCTGAGCGGGAGTAGGATATTCCTGCTCAAAAGTAACAGGAAAACGCTCAAGGAATGCCTCATTCAAGACATTAGTGCCGATAAAACGTCCATCATCGCAACCTTTGCCTTTGGTGTTAGCAGTGGCGATAACAGTAAACCCACGTTTTGGTGTAACCCACTTACCAATTTTCTTGAGGAAGACACCTTTGCCTTCAAGAATTGACTGAAGACACATAATTTTATTGGAAGCCAAGTCAAGTTCATCTAGAAGAAGTACAGAACCGCGCTGGAGAGCGTCAATAACGGGTCCATTGTGCCAAACAGTGTTACCGTTAACCAACCGAAAACCACCGATAAGATCATCTTCATCAGTTTCAATGGTGATATTTACACGGATGAGTTCTCGTTTTGCTTGAGCACACGCCTGCTCCACTGAGAAAGTTTTACCATTACCGGACAGTCCCGTAATGAAGATTGGATAGAATAAACGGGAGTCAATAACTTTTTTAATATTGTTGAAATTACCAAACTTGACGAAGGTATCATCTTTCTGGGGGATAAGATTTTGTTCTACAGCAGGCATTGCCGCAGGAGCACCATATGAAACTTCCAGTTCTTCTACAGTCTCCTTTGTTACTTCCAGGTTCCACTTACCACGACTAACTTTACAGTCAATTAATTTGTTAGTAATAGTTTGATAGTTAAAGTCATTCATCTGACAGAATGCCTTGATCTCGGCAGATGTCACTGACTCACCGTATGTTTCACGGAGACATTCGATGATGCTGCTTTTTGAGAGACCCATTTGTTTTGTTTAACTGAAGTTAGTATAGATGAAAAAGGAGGGTATTAAACCCTCCGTGTACCACTTGTTTTACTGTCCATACTTATTTTTAAGTGCCTGTAACATCCATGCCTGCGCTAAAGACTTAGGACCCTCTTTAAGAACTTTAAGCACCTTCTTATTACTCTCCGATGCCATCGCTATCTCTTTCCAGTCAGACTTTTTTGTCATACAACCAAAGAAATAAATTCACCAAGAACTTTCTTATTTAGTTTTTTTGTTTTTAAACTCTTAACAAATGCTGACTTAATTTTTGCTTTAGTGGCACCGTCCTCAACTTCAAACTCAGAATCTTGAGCGAGAGCATTTGCAGACATACCAAAGTATGCATCATATCCAGAGGTTTTGATGACAAAACTTTTATCTTTTTTCCATGATTTAGCAACTTTATCACTCTCATTATACCGTTGCATAAAAGACTTAGCATCACGAGGAGCAAGGAGACGAATACCAATTAAGTTCACATAGGGAAAGTTATCCTTCAAGTTTTGAAGCATCTTATCCGTAAAATTATGCCAGTAATATCCCATATTGTAAGTATGTCCTGTTTTCCTGTCACGAAGAAACATATTACCATCGAAACGTTTTGAGACAATACGAGGATCACATTCCCAGTGACGTTGAATCTCTACATGATGGTTGAGTTGGTTTGCCTCACCATCAGTCAGAACTATACACTGCACCTTCTGCAATTTGTTCTCACGTTGAAATTTTGGAATAATTCCATGAAGTGCGACAAGAGATTCGTTCAACGGAGTGCCAGAAAGGCACATCTGAGGAGACCAGGTGTATTGAGTCCGATAAGCGTTACCAAAGGCAACTGCCATTCTCCAGACGCTCATCATCTGCTTTTCAAGGACAGCATTACTGGTCTTGCTTGACAGCAAATTCATCATGGAGAAGTCATTATCAACAGCGAAGAGACCAACTTTTTTAACATACAGTTCATCAGGGTTCCAGTCATTAGCAACCTTCCTGTATTCATTAGTAAATGCATACACATCAAAAGGAATATTGACCTTTTTACAGAACCAAATAAGGTTAAACAGTTGCTTACAGGTGTCCTGTAAAACATACTGCATCGAACCACTCCAGTCTAGAACGAAGATGAGTCCATGATTCTTACCATCAGCATATGTGGTAACCTTCTTGAATAGATCTTCATTATACTTATAAGTATGAAGTTTGGTAGTGTCAAGAACACCAGTGCGTGATGTTTGAGAACGAGCGTATGAGTCTGCTGCTTTCTTACATTCAAACTCTTTTACCAGATAGTTAACTTCTTTCTGAGCAGACTTCTTGAACTCTCGGAAAGAAGCATCAGGAATATCAAAAGAAGCACCCTTCTCAAGTTGCTCAGAGTCAAAAGCATCAATATACCGATGAAGTTCAGAGTTATCTACAATAACTTTTTTCAGGTCAAGTTTTGGCAACTCACAATAAGTGTTCTCTGAACCATGTTTATCCACCAACTCCTCAAGGTTATCTGCCAAGGAGTCAGCGGTTTCAACTTGAGGTTCTTCTTGCTGTTGAGTTTGCTGCTCAGATTCTTCACCATCGATGTTTTCAATTTCACCTTGAGGCATCTGTTGTTCAGATTCTTCCTCTGCTTCAGGAGAGTTCTGTTCAGAATTAGGAGGTTCTACCTCTTGCTGTTCTTCAATCTTCTTTTTACAAAACAGATATAGTTCTTCTGCTACGTCAAGAACTTCGTCAAAGGTCTCTACCTCTCCAATTTTTTTAACAATAACATCCTCTTCTTCAGTAAAGGTAAGTTTTAGAAAATTACCGATCTTAAAGTATAGATTTGAACGGTCAGCAAGGTTGAGATCAGCAATGTCGCTGTCAGCAATAGCAAAAAAGTCTTGTTCGTTGAGCTCTTTGTACCCATTGTAAAATGTTTTTGAAAGACCAGCATAACGACGCTTCATCATTTTCTCAATGCGAGCATCTTCTACAACATTCACAAACTGGGGAGGAATATGTTTTTTCTTCAACCAGTTCTCATCAGGAGTATAGAGAGCATGACCCACTTCATGACCGACAAGCATATCATATACAACATTACTTGCCTTTTCCCACATTGGCAAAGTAAGGATTCGGTTATGAACATCAAACTGAGCAGTCGCAACTTGCCTATGCTCTACTACCAGATCTTCCGTAGCAAGAAGTTTGGCTAGTTGTGACTTGATTTCCTTAGAAACTGTCATACGGTCTTCCGTTGATGTATCTATAATACTAAACCCTCCGCCGAAGCAGAGGGTTCTCAGTGACAGTTCTCCTAGTGTCTATAGGTTTACGTAGGGTTTAATTTAAAACTGAACTACAAATACGTTTACAGATATGATGATTTTCATCACACTCAATCAGGCAGTTGTAATAGTCGTTTAGTACATCGCTCTGATCACTAATTTCCTCCAACGTTATTGCTAAGTGATCGATGCTTTGTTTCCAACCGGCTAGTTGATTGTGTGAGATGATGTTATGCATGATGCTACTCCATTTACAAAAAATAATAACAAAAGAGTTTTAGATCATTGCTATCTCCAATTCTGTTATTATTTAGTCAGTGTATGCTAACTTAATGAAGTTATGGTTAAACTTTACATCATATATGAAAAACCTTTAACTTTTTCAAACTTAATAACTGACTCAAACTTATCATATAAAGACTCTTTATGAGATATAATAAAGATATTAGCATCTTTAATAACAAATCTAACAATCTTCAAGAACTCATCTGTACCAAAACCATCTAACGAACTATCAAATACCTCATCCATGATGAGTAAGTTCGTGCTGACAGAGTTCTTCATCCTTGCTACCTCTCTCCAGGTAAACAAAAGTGCCAAGTCAATTCTCATCTTCTCTCCCTCGCTGAAAGAAGCATAAGAAAAATCTTCGTGGATAGGGGACTGAACGGTTTCATTAAACTCTTCATCAAGAGTAAAGTTAATATAGAAGTCCATCATCTGGAGATAACGGTTTACCTGCTGATTAATCAGAGGTAGATACTTCTTGATGATTTTTGTTTTAACTCCACCGTCTTTCAGAAGACTATAAGAGAAATCCAAATAGTCTATTTCGTCCTTTTTAGAAGCGAGCGTGTCGAATGTAGTTCTTAAGTTGTCTTTAAAGGTTTCTAACTTTTCATGTTCAGTATTTCTGTTTGCAAGTTG